AGGGGCCGGTGCCGAAGATCCGCAGCCGATACCGCTGGCAGAAAGAGCAGGTTGAGGAGCGCATCGCCGGTGAAGACATCATCAAGCCGGGGCGCATGGTGGCCGAGCACGTCACCCGGCCAGCATCGAATCGCGTTGACCCCTGGAACTTCTACCCACACGGCGCCTGTGGTGCCAACATCCAAAACGGCGCCTACACATGGGAGCGCGACTTCCTCACTCGCAAGCAGCTGCGCGAATTGAGCATGAGCGAGGACTACCTTGGCTTCCAGATTCTGAAGTGCTTGAACGAAGGGCCAATCAGGGCAACGGCACAGATAGCTGAAAGTCCGGAGATTGCCACCGACACCACGTTGCGCGACAAGTACGAGCGCTGGACATTCTTCGGCACGGCCGAGCGCGACGACCTTGAAGCCGCTGGTGTTGATCTGACTGGCATCGAAGATCCGCACATTTACTGCATGTGTCAGCTGGTGAACAACCGGCTGATCATGGCTGCACTGCCTGCACTCGACTACGGCGGCTACCCTTACGACACGTTTTGTATCCGCAAGCGGAAGAACTTTTGGGCCGGCATCGGCATTCCGCGCATGATCCGCACCGCGCAGAAGATCGTTGTAGGTGCCACCCGCACCCTGATGGACAACGCCGGTCTCGCTGGTGGGCCCATGATCGTGTTCAAGCAGGGCGTAGTGCGTCCAGCTGATGGCGTGGCTGGCATCGGCCCCCGCAAGGTGTTCTACATCGCCAAGGACGACACCACCATTGCCGACGCCACCAAGGCAATCGGGCAGGTGAAGGTGGAAATGCTGGTGAACGAGTTGCTGGCTATCGTGAACTTCGGCCTGAAGTTGGCAGAGGACACAAGCGGATTCCCGCTGATGATGCAGGGCCAGATGGGAAGCGCGCCTGATCGTGTGGGCGTGATCCAAGTTCTCGACCGCAACACCAACGCCATCAAGCGCCGCATTGCCCGCCACTTTTCCGACGACCTCACGGCGCCACACCTTCGCCGGTATGTGATCTGGCACCAAACGTGGGGGCCCGAGTCAGAGAAAGGCGGCGATTTGCAGGTGAGCGTGAAAGGCTACGCCGCACTGGTCGAGCGCGAGATTCGCAACCAGCAGTTGGCCGCTGTTTACCAGTTGGCGCAAGATCCTCGCAGCCGCATCGACCCGGAAAAGGTTGCTGCCGAAATGCTGCGCGCATGGCGCATCAACCCACAAGAAGTGCAGTTTGACGACGAAACGTGGGAGCAGATGGTTGGTCAGTGGTCTGAAATCCTCAAGAACTCCAACGGCGAAGACCCGCGCATCACTGTTGCCAAGCTGAACAACGAGTACAAGGGCGCCATCCAGATTGCATCGCTGCAGCACGACGCAGAGCAGAACGAGCTTGATCGCCAGCTGAAGCTGGTCGAGCGCGCGCTCGATAAGCAAGAATCGGAAATGATGCAGAACGGCATCAGCGCCGACGTGGCCGCCAAGATCAAGGCCGATCTGGCCAAGACTGTAATGACCCTGACGAACAGCGTGAAGCTGGCCGCCAACAAGGTTCCCGCAAAAGCACTACCGACACCACCAATCGAGCCACCGGGCATTGCACCGGCCGGCCAATCCTTCACCCGCTGAGACAACCACATGAGCGCACCGCAAAAGAAGACTGCATACCTGATCATCGAATCAGCTCGAACCGAGCCGCAACTGGATGCAGACAAGAAGATGATCCCCGACGGCAACGGCGGCTACATCCAGCGCCCCGACAAGAGCTCATGGCAGATGCTGTTGCCGGCTGACATCCCCGAGTGGGTCAAGCAGGACATCCCCATGACCCGCATGGTTGCCGGCGAAGAAATATCGAACATGCCAGAGCAGGGCGGCCGCTGGTATCGCGCACTCCATATCACTGGCGAGACCAAGGTTATCGGCGCCGACGGCTTCACTGCGCGCCCGATCGGCGACCTCGACACCAGGCTTGGCAGCGGAGAGGTGCACTGATGTTGATCCCAGGACTGAGCATTCCGCAGATCGAAGGGTTGAATGCCGACCAGCTGGCAGAATCCCTGTACGACAACCGCATGAATCTGGACGCGCCACCGATTCCGCGCCCCAAGTGGGAGTTGAGCGACGCCGAACTGCAAAGCAGTGTGTGCCAAAAGATCCGGGCATACCTGTGGAACGAGCACTTTTCCCTTTTGTCCGAACTGGCGCTGCACCAAAGCGAAGTTGACACTACAACCAAGAGGGGTAAGATTGGGCTTGTCAGGGATATGTTAGTGCTTACTACGCAGCAGATCCCAGAGAATACTGGAGCCACCGGCCCCAACCTTGGCTACTAGCCGAGACAACTGGCGACGATGGTTTAGCGCGAACGACTGTTGAACAGGCCTTCGCATGTTGTAGCGGGATTAGTCCCGAACGATTTTGAGGTTTTGATGGCTGAAAAAACCGGCAATCCCGGCGCGACACAGGAAGGCGCGCTGATCGAGAATAAGGACGAACCGACACCAGAGCAGCAGGAACAGGCTTTTGCCACTGGCTTTGACAAGGGTATATCCGAGTACGACATCGGATCGCCGGTCAGAGCGAATGGCGCAGGTGACGACCAGGGCGCAGGCGCGGAAGGTTTCGCGGCAAGCGGCCAGGCGCCACCAGCAGGCGAAGGGAAAGCGGCGCAGAGCACAGGAAAGCAGACTGCAGCCAGTCCCGACGTGAAAGAGCTGAAGAAGCGCGTGCGACATGTAGAGGGATCGCTTGGGGGCATTCTCGACCGCCTCGATACGATTTCAAACCAGATCGCCGCAGCAAGACCGGCCGCAACGGACAACCAAGACGCAGGCGCAAAGGGTAGCGCGGCGGCATCACTCAAGCATGTGGACGAGCTTGAGCGAATCATTGGTGCTGAAGGTGAGTTCCGAGAGCTCGAACCGATCAAGAGAGAGCTTGAAGACATGCGTGCAATGCTGGCCAGACTCGAAGAGTCGGGCGGCGGCAGGCAAGAAGTTCAACAGGCACAGCTCGACATCGGCAGGATTGTTGAAGAGACAACGCTGAATGTGAAGTTCCCGGAATGGCGGCAAATCACTGCCAAACCAGAGTTTTTGAAGTTCGCACTGGCAGAAGGGCCAGCGACTACCGAGTACGACGAGTACCGGAAGCTGCTGAACGATCCGAAAACCGAGTCGCAGGCCGATCAAATGGCTGCAGGCTGGCGCGAAGATCATCCCGACTGGTGGAAAGAACGAGGGAGCTTGTTTTTCAGCGAGTCTGCATCTGACTCTGTGGCGCTGCTCGACCAATTCGACAGGCTGCAAAGACGGAAGCAAGAATACTCAGGCCATCAGGAACGCCAACAGAATCGTTTACGACGTGCGGCAGTGCTTGACGGCATTTCCGAATCTCCCGCTACAGGAAAGACTGAAGAAGAGGCTTTCTTGTCCGGGTTCAAGCGTGGCTCCAGTGCATACGGCGGATTCCGTCGAAACTGATCCAGCAATACCCAGCGGGAAAGACTCTTCAAACATCAACCTGTTTGAAGGAGTTTTGCTATGTCCGCAATGGGATACTCGACCTATGCTGGTCGAATCAATGAAGTAAAGGGCGAAATCCTCGCTCACGCCATCCCTGTCGAAGTTCTCGGCATGGGCTGCACAATGAAGCAGATGCCACGTAAGCAGGGCGATAACATCACGTATCGCCGCTGGCTGCCCTACGGCGCAACTTCCACCAGCGTCAACACTCAGAACCGCCCAAGCGTTTCTGTCGCTGCACACCTGATCCAAGAAGGTGTGAACCCTGCAGCTGAATCGCTGACGCCTGTCGATGTCAACGTCAAGCAGAACCAGTACGGCTGTCTGTACTCGTACACCGACAAAGATGCCGAACTGTACGAAGACGACATCCCGCAGGAAATGATTACCCAGACCGGTGAGCGCATGGGTCTCCTGCGCGAAATGATCCGTTACGGCGTGATGAAAGCCTGCACCAACGTCACCTACTCCGGCGGCTCGTCCCGCGTCACGGTTGACGAGGCAATCAGCCTCAACGTCCTGCGCCGGGTGTCGCGTAACCTGAAAGCAAACCATGCCGCCAAGAAGCGCCGCATCCTGGCGCCTTCTGCCAACTACGACACCTACGCCATTGAAGCGGCGTTCATTGTGTTCTCGCACACTGATGCAGAATCCGATGTCCGCGATCTTCCAGGCTTTGTGCCGGTTGCCAAGTACGGCCAGCGCCAGCCGATTTCCGAGCATGAAGTCGGCAGTGTGGAAGAGTTCCGCTTTGTGCTTTCGCCAGAGCTGGGTTCCTACGCCAACGGCGGCGCCGCTATCGGTTCCACCGGTCTGTACTCGACCGGTGGCTCCAACATCGATGTGTACCCATTCCTGGTGATGGGCGAAGAAGCCGTGTTCGATGTCGCCTTGCGCGGCTTGAACAGCTTCAGCCCTTACCACATCCCGCACACGCAGCGTGACAAG